CGGTGAGGGTACAAAGATTGTCCTTACAGGCGATATCGAACAGATTGACACCGTTTATCTGGACGCAACAAGTAATGGCTTATCTTATGCTGTTGAAAAGTTTAAAGAGCATGATCTTGCTGGACATGTAACTTTACAGAGAGGCGAAAGATCAAAGGTGGCAACATTGGCAGCAAAGGTATTATAATGAATTTAAAAGAATATATGATTGATTATGTTGGAAACAAACACAACCCTGAAAATGATGATGTGACCGTTAATATGATTATAGAGACTATGGCAGACGAGTTTCCCGAGTTTCTACTTATGATTGCAGAGGAAAACTATATCAGAGGGTATGAGCAAGCGCTCGATGATGTTAATAGTGTGAAACAAGAATATGGACAACAAACAACAATACATAAAAAGAAAGACAAAAAAAGCAAAAATAAGTAATGGTTTTACAATAAGTGGGGTCAAGGTTCAATTTGGAGAAGAACCAAATTTTGATGTTGAAAAATTTTTAAAAGATAAATTTGATAAGTTGCCTAACCATTTAATAAATTCCGTCAATAAAATTATTTTTGGTGGATTTTACCTTAGTCCTGAATTTGCAGGTAGATCAGTAAATGATGTTATATATTTAACTAACAAAATCAATGAAAATGATCTTTATTCGGACCTCATTCACGAACTTGCACACGCTTTTTTAAGAAAAAACTATAAACAAGTGCTTGGAGACGGCAAACTTAAAAAAGAATTTATTTCAAAAAGAAATAAACTTTATCATAAAATGAGATCAAGTGGGCTAAATTTACCACCACATCAGTTTTTTGAAAATCCAAATTTTGATAAAAAATTTGATGCTTATTTAAATAGAACAGTTGGATATGATCTTTTAAGTCAATTGATTTCAGGTATATTTCCAACTTGTTACAGTGTCAGTTCTTTAGAAGAATACTTTTCAGTCGGATTGGATTTGTTATTTACTGGCAAAGGCAGAATGCTTGAAAACTGTCCTATGCTAAAAGAGAAGGTATCATTATGAGAAAGACAAGAATTCTTTTTGAGCAAGTATTGGTTGAAAAAATGCAGCGCTTGCAAGAAAAAGTTAAAAGAAAAACTGAAGCAAAGAAGAAAAACAAAGAAAACGAGAAGAAAAGAGGGTTTGATAAATTCTACAAAATGAGTTATAATGAACTTCGTCAAGAAGCAAAAAACTTAGACATTATTACTTGGCGCAAAACAAAAAAGGATTTAATTGAAGAACTCATCCGAGAACACAAAAAATTACATTAGCTACTCACGCTATAAGATGTTTAGCGAGTGCGGTTGGAGATACCGCTTAGTCTACAAAGATAAGATTCCATTTTACTCCAGTAACGAGTATACAGCATTTGGTACAGCAATTCACTCCACCTGTGAAAATGTTCTTTTTGGAAATAGTAGTGCAAAACCAGAAGATTATTTTGTTGAGCAGTTTACAAATGAGCGTAGAGAAGTCGAAAAACCAGATGATGTTTTAGCGCAGCAGATGCTCTCACAAGGCAAGACAATACTCCCACAGGTACAAGGAGCCGTCAAAACTGTTTTTGGCGATTACGAGGTATTCTCAGTTGAAGAAAACCTATTGGAGCCCATTAAGGATGACCTCGATTTTAAGGGATACATCGATATGGTTCTAAAGACGCCTGATGGCAAGTACCACATCTTAGATTGGAAAACTTGTTCATGGGGTTGGAACGCTCAAAAGAAATCAAGTAAACTGATGACATATCAGTTGACACTGTACAAAAAATATTTTTGCGAAAAACACAAGATTGACCCAAAAATGGTTGAAACCTATTTTGGCCTTCTGAAGAGAACTTCAAAGAAGAACAACGTTGAGATCTTCCGTGTCACAAGTGGTAATAAAAAAATTGAAAATGCTCTTAAATCATTAAATAATTTTATCTATAATGATAATAAGAATGTGTATTTTAAGAATAGATTGTCTTGTAAGTACTGTTCTTTCTATAAAACAAAACATTGTAGGTAAAATTAATGGAAGAAAAGAGAATAAAAGTCCTTACTCTGGGTGATATGCCTTTGAGTACATCTGGTGTTGGCAATCAGACAAAGTATGTAATTGAGGCATTGCTTGCAAGCGGTAAGTTTGAGGTATTTTCACTTGGCGGCGCAATGAAGCATCCACAATATCAGCTTATAAAAACAGATAAGTGGGGAGACCTTTGGAAGATTTTACCAGTAGACCAATTTGGTACCAAAGAAATGGTGCGTTCAGTTGTTTGGCGCGAAAAGCCAGATATTGTTTGGTTTATGACTGACCCGCGCTTCTGGGGTTGGTTATGGGAAATGGACAATGAAATTCGTCAAAACATTCCTATGGTATATTACCATGTATGGGACAATTATCCATATCCAAAGTATAATAAGAAATTTTATGAAAGCAATGATGTAGTTGCAACAATTTCAAAACTTACGGACGATATTGTAAGAACTGTTGCGCCAGATGTTGAAACACATTATATACCACATGCTGTAAATACAGATATCTTTAAAAAGTTAGATGATGAAATAGTGGATAAACTAAGAGAAGAAAACAAAGGGCCTGATGGTAGAAGCCTTTCTAATAGATTCGTTGCTCTTTTTAATAGCAGAAATGCACGAAGAAAGCACAGTGGTACTTTAATATTTTGGTTTAAAGAATTTTTAGAAAAAGTTGGGAATGATAATGCAGTTCTTCTGATGCATACGGAACCAACGGACCCAAATGGCCCTGATCTCATGCAGATAGTTAAAGATCTAGAGCTTGACAAGGGGCAAGTTTTGTTTTCAAGAGATAAGATTGATGAACAAAAAATGGCTACATTGTACAATCTTGCCGACGTGACTGTTAATATTTCTGATGCTGAAGGCTTCGGTCTATCGTGCCTTGAATCACTTGCTTGCGAAACACCGGTAGTTGGAGTTAGGACTGGCGGTCTTCAAGATCAATTAACTGATGGTAAAAATGTGTTTGGGGTGATGATTGAACCCTCATCACAACAAATAGTTGGTTCCCAGTTGGTACCATATGTCATGGAAGATAGAATTAATAAGCAAGATTTTCTTAACGCAATACAGAAAATGTACGATGCTGGTAGGGATGGAAGAGCCAAAATAGGGCAACAAGCAAAAAAACATGTTTCAAAAAACTTTAACTTTGAGGATTTTAACAATTCTTGGGTTGAGTTAATGTCATCAATATATGAAAAACATGGTTCCTGGGAGACAAGAAAGGATTATCAAAGTTGGAGGAATGAATCATTATGAAAAAGAAAGTATTATTAGTAGGACCAATTTTAACACAATCTGGTTATGGCGAACATGCAAGAATGGTCTATCGTGCTCTTAAAAGCAGGGAAGATTTATTCGAAATTTTTATTAATCCTGTTAACTGGGGTGCCACAAGCTGGACATCGGAAGATACAAAAGAAAGGCAAGACATCGATGAGCTTATAAACAAAACTTTTGCTCATATGAATCAAAAACTTCCTTTTGATACTACAATTATGGTGACTATTCCATCAGAATGGAAGCAATACAGAGCGGCCCCTGAAAATATTGGCGTTTGTGCAGGAATTGAATCAGATCGTGTTTCTCCACATTGGTTAGAGGCAGCAAATTTATTTGTTGATAAAATTATTGTCCCATCAGAATTCTCAAGAGAATCGTTTACTAACGCTGTCTGGAACGTCAAAGATCAGGCTGGAAATGAAGTTAAACTAACAGTTCAAAAGCCAATTGAAGTAGTCCATTATCCTGTGGAAAAAGAGTTTATGGAGCCTTCAACTTGTCTTCATAAAAATCTGAAGTTTAAACACAATTTCAACTTTCTTTGTGTGGCCCAGTGGGGACCAAGAAAAAACATTGAAGGCACAATTAAATACTTTTTAGATGAGTTTAAGGACGATGAAGTTGGATTGGTTTTAAAAGTTTCGGTTAAAGACGGATCAACAATTGATTTCTATGAGACAAAAAGAAGAATAGACAACATCTTAGCAAAATACCCAGAAAGAACGTGTTCAGTCCATCTATTGCATGGGTACTTTACAAAAGAAGAACTAAGTTCTCTCTATACTCACCCAAAAATTAAGGCAATGATAAACTTTGGTCATGGGGAGGGATATGGATTGCCTCTTTTTGAAGCGGCAGCAGTTGGATTGCCCGTTATTACTCATGATTGGGGTGGTCAAAAAGACTTTTTGTATGCACCAAAGAGAAATAAGAAAGGTAAGGAAAAGTTAAGACCGCACTTCAGTAAAGTATCGTTTGACCTAAAGCCAATTCAGAAAGAAGCTGTATGGGATGGGGTCTTACAACCAGAGAGTGAATGGGCTTATCCACACTGGGGTTCTTGCCAAATAGCAATGAGGCAGTGTTACGAGAACTATGGGTTGTGTTCTGGGCAGGCAAAGAGACTTAAGGATCAGGTTTTAAGCACATTCACCGAAGAAAAGATAAATGACTCTTTTGTCAATATTATACACAATGAGGGCTTATTTGAAGTTGAAAAGTGGCTAGGGGACCTTGATCTAATAGACGAAGCTTAAAATGAAATTATTGTTAATATCTGATTTTTTTCTGGAGGACCTTCCATATGGCGGCGGCGCTGAATACAATGATCAAATATTATTTGAACTATTAAAAAATGCTGGTTATGATGTACAGAGAATCAAGTCGCATAACGCTGGACTTGACGCTCTTTCAAAAATAGATAATGATACGAAGATAATAATATCAAATTTTATTAACTTGTCAGAAAAAAGCAAAAGTTATATTCAACAAAAATTTTCATATATAATTTATGAACACGATCACAAGTATCTTAGAAGAAGAATTCCCTCGCTATTTTACAATCTAAAAGCGCCAAAAAGCAAAATAGTTAACTATTCTTTTTATAAAAACGCCACAACGGTCATTGCTCAGTCAGATTTTCATAAAAAAATAATCGATTTAAATATAGATACGGGCAATGTGATAAACCTTTCAGGCAACTTATGGTCTGATGAGGATTTTATAGAAATTGAAAAAAATATTCACGGCGATAAGTATAGTTTGTGTTCAATAATGGAATCTCCTCTTATAAATAAGGGTACAAAAAAGTCTATTCAATATTGTGAGAAAAAAAATATTAATTACGAATTAATATCTGATAAAAATTATTATAATTTTTTAAAAAAAATATCCAAAAACGAAAAATTAATTTTTTTACCAACAATACCTGAAACTTTTAGTAGAATATGTGTTGAAGCGAAGATGATGGGTTGTAAAGTTATAACAAACGGATACGTTGGCGCAAAATATGAAGAGTGGTTTAACTCAGATCCAGAAGAGATCATTTCAGAAATGCGGACTACTAAAGAGAAAGTAGGTAAAATAATATTAGAGAAATTTAATGACTAGAGTTGTATTTTTAAAAAATAAGATTAAAGGCGCATGGGAACCAATTATAAAAGGATATCAGTCTGCGTTTGCTCATTTCAATTTTAAGGTTGAAGAGGTAGAAAATTTTAAAAATTTAGATGGGAATTACTTCTTATTTCTGAGAGAATGGGAGATTGAAGAGGGACACCTCTCAACAATAAGTCAATCAAAAAAGACTTTTTTGTTTGTACAACCCACACAATATGATTTGCCCTGGGGCAATCACCCTAATTTCATATCCAACTTGAAAGAACCTCTAAGAAAAGAGATGGCATCATACAAAAATGTTTATAAGTGGACATTCGCTGACTTAAAAGATGAAAATTTTAAAAACTATTACTCTGATTGGGGTTTTGTGAATACTTTACCTTTAGCATTTGACAACTTAAATTATAAAAAAATATTAGACGAAAAATTTAGATATGATGTTTGTTTCATAGGTGGGTGGGCAAACAATGGATTTAATGAAAAGAAGAAAATATTAATAGATACTTTTTCTGCTTTTGTGAAGTCGGATTTAAAGTGTGGATTCTTTATTAATAAGGCGATTTCTCACAATATAGAGAATAAAATATTAGCAAATAGTAAAGTTTGTTTGAACATTCATGATAAGTATCAAAGAGTTCACGGTCGAGATACAAACGAAAGAACTTTTAAATCTTTGGGTTTAAATGGAATAATGGTCTCAGACCAAATAGAACAACAAAATTGTCTTTTCCCTAATCTTAAAAATAGCAATGAACCACAAAAAATACTGAAATATGTAAAAGAATATGTTAACATGAGTGAGAGTGAAAGACAGGACATCGCAAATGATAACAGAAAACTTGTTTTAGCAGGTCACACTTACATCCATAGAGTAGGAAAAATGTTAGATGAATGACGTAAAGTTTACAATAATAATTCCATGCTACAATAGTGAAAAATGGATCACTCAGTGTGTTTTATCCGCACTTAAACAAACTTATAAAAATTTAGAAGTAATATTTGTTGACAACGAAAGCACAGATGGGTCAGTTGATTTAGTTAAGAAAATTCAATCTGAATACTCTGAACTAATGATGTCATCAGCAAAAAACATTTATAGGCACTCTTACCAGGAACCAGTAGAGGAAGCATTAAGACTTGCTTCGGGTGATTACTTTACTATACTTGGATCAGACGACTATCTTGATGAAAACTATATTCAGAACATCTATAATATTTTGTCAAAAACAAATAAAATCTCTATTATGCAAAGTCCTTTATACTGTGTAAGGGAGTCAGAGAACAAAGTAGTGAATGTGATAAAACACCAGTATAAAAGTTTATCAGAATTTAAAGAAAAGTTGCTTCAAGGGTGCCCCGTTACAACACCTTCAATAGTAGTTAAGAAGAAGTTATATGATGATGGTAAAGTTAAGTGGCGATCAGATATGTATTTAGGTGTATCAGATTATGAATTATATTTTTCACTGGCAGACCAAAACATTTTTATTTATCCATTTCCTAAATGGTTGGGATATTACTATAGATGGAACGATCAACAGAGTACATGGGGTATGCACCGCGAAGAGACAAAATATGATGTTTTGATAAGAGAAGAATGGCAAAAGAGATGGAAAAACTAAAAGAACGAATACTTGATATATGCTATGAGAATAAACTTTCACACCTTGGTTCTTATTTTTCAAGTGTGGGAATAATAGATAAAATTTATTCAGAAATGAAAAGTGATGATATTTTTATTTTATCGTCTGGTCATTGCGCCGTCGCTCTGTACGCAGTAATTGAAAAGTATAAGGGGGTTGATGCGAATGACTTGTTTCTAAAGCATGGTGGTCACCCCCACAGAGATGAAGAAAATCACCTTTTCTGCTCAACTGGGAGTCTTGGTATGGGTCTTCTTGTTGCTATTGGCAGGGCAATGGCAGATCCAAGTAGAGAGATATATTGTTTAATAAGCGATGGAGAGTGTGCTGAGGGGTCTATTTGGGAAGGTTTAAAATTTATTTACGAGAATAATCTTAAAAACATTAAAGTATATGTAAACATTAATGGGTATGCTGCTTATGATACCGTGGATACTGATTATTTGTCAAAAAGGTTAAAAACATTTTTACCTGAAATAAATTTGGTTTACACAAGTGTAAACCAATTTGAATTTTTAAGCGGGTTAAATGCACATTATCATATAATGTCAGAAGAAGACTACCAACTAGCAAAAAGGGAAATAAATGAGAAAAGAGTTTAGTAAACTTCTTCATAGAGAAATGGGCAAAAATGAAAATATTGTCCTATTAACAGGAGATTTAGGTTACGGACTGTGGGATAGGATTAGGATCGACTACCCCAACAGGTTTTGGAACGTTGGTTCTTCAGAACAACTATTATTAGGTGCTGCTGTAGGTATGGCAATGGAGGGAAAAATACCATTTGTATATTCCATAACACCTTTCCTGATATATCGTCCGTTTGAAGTTATTAGAAATTATATTGATCACGAACAAGTTCCAGTAAAACTTATCGGCGGCGGTAGAGATAGAGATTACGGTTATCTTGGATTTTCGCACTGGGCTGAAGAAGATAAAAAAGTTATGTCGTGCTTTGAAAACATAAAAATGATTCACCCACAAGGCACTAAACAAATAAAAGCTGCATTGATGAGCAGCATTAACGACAATTCTCCATACTACATTAATTTAAAGAGATGAAAAAGATATTAGTAATTGCTGAAAATAGCTTTTTGGCAAAACAGATTAAAGACTACTTTTTTAACAGCGAGTATGACTTATGTTTTTCTACAAGAAAGGATTTTGATTTAACATCTGCCGAACAAACTCGTAAATTTTTTAATATTCGGTATTACGATGTCGTCATCAATTGTGCAATAAACGGCGGTGTTAGAGGCAGAGAAGACACTCTACAAGATTTTTTAAATAACATACAAATGTTTAAGAATCTTGTAGACAATAGAGATGCTTTTGGCAAACTGATAAACTTTGGTTCTGGAGCAGAGTTTGACAGAGCATCAGAAATAAACGATTGTTCAGAGAACGAAATCTACGAGAAAAACCCAAAAGATTATTATGGATTGTCAAAAAACATCATAACCAAAGAAATATACAAGTATGATAAGCTTTTCAACATAAGAATATTTGGTTGCTTTGGCATATATGAAAAAGAAAGTAGGTTTTTGAAGACAAACATAAAGAATGCTTTGAAAGGTGAACCTCTCATAATACATCAAGATAAATTTATGGATTTCATATCATCAGATGATCTTTGTAAAATATTGAAATTTTATTTTGATAATGAGAAAGAATCGTTACCAAAAGACCTAAACGCTGTATATAAAAAAAAATATACTTTAAAACAGATGGCAAAAATGATAAAATCTAACTTGAAAAGTAAAAGCAAAATATTAGTTCAACAAAGAGAGATGGCAAACTCATACACTGGGAAATCGAACAAGTTAGATACTATGAATATAGAACTTTCTGGTTTAGAAAAAGAACTAAAAAACATTATTGGAAAATTTATTTAAATGTTTGATCAAAAAAGAAAACAGATATTAGAACTTGTTTCTGAATATTATGAGGAAAAAAGAAGTAAGGATACTTGGAAACCCGGTACAGATTGGGTTTCTTATTCTGGTCTCAATTACGATAAAGATGAAATATTAGCAGCCGTAAAAGTGATACTTGATGACTTTTCAAACGATTGGGTAATTTTTGGTAAAAATAATAAGTTGTTTGAGATGCAGTTCCCAAAATATCTTGGAAAAAAGAGAGGCATATTAACTAATTCTGGCAGTTCTGCAAACTTGTTAGCCGTTTCATGTCTTAAATCAAAAAATACATTTTCTTTAAAAGAGGGTGACAAGTTTATAACCCCGGTAGTTTGTTTTCCAACAACAATAAATCCCATTATTCAAAATGGATTCAAGCCAGTTTTTGTTGATGTCGAACTACCAAACCTAAATTTAAATTTAGATCAGGTTGAACAAAAATTAAAGGAAGATCCTGATATTAGGGGTATAATGTTTGCACATGTTTTGGGGAACCCTCCAGATATGGAGCGATTAATGAATCTCGTAGAAAAATATGATCTAATTTTTATAGAAGACGCTTGTGATGCTCTTGGATCTACATATAATAATAAAAAGCTTGGTTCATATGGGCACATATCCACTTGTTCGTTTTTTCCTGCACACCACATGTCCATGGCTGAGGGCGGCTTTGTCGCCACTAATAGCGGAAAAATACGAAAGTCTTTAGCAAGTTTTCGCGACTGGGGGAGAGCTTGCTATTGCAACGATATCAAGCCCGGTTGTGTGATCGATGGCACAGCCTGCGGTAATAGGTTCAAAGCTTGGTTTGATAAAATGCCAGAGGCTATCTACGATCATAGATATGTTTTTGATGAAATCGGATATAATTTAAAACCTTTAGATCTGCAAGGGGCAATGGGTCTTGAGCAGTTAAAAAAGCTCCCTGCCATGGATTCTGCGAGGAGAGAAAACTTTACTAAATTAAAAAACATCTTCTTAAAGTATGAAAAACATTTTCATTTACCGTATGCTACTAAAAACTCTGATCCTTGTTGGTTTGGATTCCTTTTAACTTTAAAAAAAGATTGTGTTTTTGATAAACAGGAATTTGTAAACCACCTTGAAAAAAACAAAATTCAAACGAGATCTTATTTTACGGGGAACGCATTAGCACATCCAGCTTATGAGAAGCTGTCAGCGGATTATGACGATATAACAAAATCATTCCCAGTTGCATCTTATGTTACAGGCAATACTTTTTTTCTTGGAACTTACATAGGCATAACAGATGAGAAGATTGAATACATACAAAAAGTTGTTGATTCATTTTTCAAGGAGCAGAAATTATGAAGGTGGTATATATCACAGGCTGTTTAGGCTTTATAGGCTCCTATGTGACCCGTAGATGCCTTGAAAAAGGTTGGATGGTATATGGAGTCGATAAATGCACTTACGCAGCTAGTATCGAATCCTTGAAGGAATTTGAGAAATGTAAAAACTTCGCTTTTGAAAAAATTGATATTAAGGATATGACTCACCTATATGACTGTGATTACATTATTAACCTTGCTGCGGAATCGCATGTCGGTAATAGTATCGTCGATAGTAAGAAGTTTTTGGACAGCAATGTCGCTGGTACACAAAATTTATTGGAATTAATAAGGCATAAACAAGAAAATTGCAACGAGAGACCAATATTTTTTCACTTTAGTACTGATGAAGTTTATGGTGATATTGATGATGGCTTCCATAAAGAGGACGACCTTTTAAAGCCAAGCAATCCTTATTCAGCAGCTAAAGCAGCAGCGGACATGCTGGTTTATGCTTGGGCAAGAACTTATAATGTAAAATATATTATTTTGCGACCTACCAATAATTATGGAATAGGGCAATATCCAGAAAAGCTTATTCCTTTAGCAGTTAAAAATTTAGTTCGTGGTAAAAAGATTAGATTACATGATGGTGGAAAGCCAATTAGGACTTGGTTGCACGCAGATGACACAGCCAGAGCAGTTATAAAAATTATTGAATCAAGACAAACCAACAAAATTTTTAATGTATCTGGCGGTTTTGAGCAAAATAATCTGACAACTGTCTCACAAATATTAAAAAGTTTCTTTAAAAGCAAAATTGATATTGATGATTATGTTGATTTTTCTTATAATAGAACTGGTCAAGATATTAGATATGCTTTGGATGATGAACGTTTGAGATCTATTGGCTGGGAGCCAAAAAGACGGTTTGATGATGAAATAGGAGAAATTGTTAAATTTTACAAAAACAATTTTATATGGTGAATTTTATAAAATGATTATTACAGGTGGTACAGGGATGGTGGGCTCTGCATTTAAGCGAATTTTACCAGAAGCAGAATATCCGAATCGTTTTCAATTAGAGGATATGACTAGGAATGCTTATTACAAGGGGAATTTTACTGATAAGCAAGTAATCCACCTTGCAGCTAAAGTGGGCGGCGTGAAGGCAAATACCGAGCAAGTTGCCAACTTCTATATGGAGAATGCCAATCTAAACGAAAGAATTCTATATTCGGCGCATCAAACAGGAGCAAATAAAGTCCTTTCGCTCTTATCAACTTGTGTTTATCCAGACGCTCCATACATTAACTACCCGCTCACAGAAGACCAACTACATCTTGGACCACCGCACCATTCTAATTTTGGCTACGCCTATGCAAAAAGGATGGTTGATGTTATGTCCAGAGCTTATAGGCAGCAATACGGTTGTAACTTTATTACAGCAATCCCAAACAATCTTTACGGCGAGAATGACAACTTTGATTTAGAAAACAGCCATGTTATTCCGGCGCTTATCCGCAAGGTTTGGGAGGCTAAAATAAATAAAGAACCTTCTGTATTCTGCTGGGGCGATGGCTCACCACTTCGTGAGTTCACATACTCAGAAGATATTGCCCGTATTCTCCTATTCTTGATGGAAAACTACGATGAACCAGAACCAATCAATATTGGTAACACAGATGAATATTCCATCAAAGAAATTGTAGAGATGATATGCGATATTCTAGGATACGATGGTGAGCTAGAGTGGCAAACAAACCAGCCATCTGGACAACATAGAAAGCCAAGTTCAAACCAAAGGTTGCTTGACTTGGGGTGGAAAAAAGAATATTACATATCGTTAAAAGAAGGTTTAAAAAAGACTTGTGATTGGTTTATAATAAATTATCCAAAGGTTAGAGGTGTTAAAAATGGATTATAAGTCTCAAATAGGACAAGATAGATTTGTGACAGAGGTATTAAATAACAAGTTAAATGGCTATTTTGTGGATATTGGAGCAGGTCATCCAAAAGAAATAAACAACACTTTTTATTTAGAAAAGAAGCTGGGTTGGAATGGTTTGTCTATCGACATGGGTCCAGAGAATGAATTTTGTCACATTGAGGCTGGAACAACTAAACATGAGTTTTTAAACTTATGGGAAACTACAAGGTCAAGTGAATTTGTTTGCGGGAATGCTTTAAAATTAGACTACGAAAAATTATTTGATGAGAGGTCTGTACCAGAGACAATAGATTATCTCTCCATAGATTTAGAGCCTGCTGATATAACATATGAGTGTTTATTAAAAATTCCTTTTGAAAAGTATAAATTTAAAATTGTAACTTTTGAACACGATCTATATAGAGATCCAGAAAACAACATCAAATATTTAAATGGGGCAAGAGACTTTTTAAAGAAGTTTAATTTAGTCCCGTTAAATGTTAAAAAGTTTTTGAAAAGCTGTGGATATGATACCCATAGAATATCTATACAAGAAGATTGGTTTTTAAATGTAGAGTTACTCAAAAAAGATAGCAAGCTCAAGGTATTATAAAATGAAAACGGCACTTGTTAGTGGAATCACGGGACAGGATGGCTCATATTTAGCAGAGTTCTTACTACGCAAGGGTTATTTCGTTGTTGGTTTGAAAAGAAGAACTTCTCTTATTTGTACAGAACGAATAAATAGTGTCTATAATAATCCTAACTTTAAAATGGAGTATTGGGATTTAAATGACTCTTCCGCAACTTATCGCTTGTTGTTAAAATATAAACCTGATGAATTCTACAACTTGGCGGCACAATCCCACGTTAGAGTTTCTTTTGATATACCAGAGGATACCGTTTCTGGTATTGTGAATGGAACACTTCGCATTCTTGAGGCGATAAGAAATGTTCATCCAAAATGTCGTTTCTATCAAGCTAGCTCCTCAGAAATGTATGGTGATAATCCAAATGTGCCTGAGATTGGATACAATGAAGAATCGCGACTTACACCAGCTTCGCCATATGCCTGTGCAAAGGTGTTCGCTCATAACTTAGTCCGCAATTATCGAACTTCTTATGGTTTGCACGCTTCAAGTGGTATTTTGTTCAATCATGAATCACCAAGACGCGGAGAAACTTTTGTAACGAGAAAAATTACATTAGCAGCGGCAAATATCAGGTTAGGGCACCAATCCAACATCGAATTAGGAAACCTTTCTGCAAAAAGAGATTGGGGACACGCTAAAGATTATGTAAGAGCAATGTGGCTCATGTTACAACAAGAAGAACCAGATGATTATGTTATTGCCACTGGCGAAACATACTCAGTAAAAGAATTTTTAGATGAGGTTTGGACTTGTGCAGAGCTTGGTAATCCAACAAAACATTTAAAAATTAACAAAAAATATTTTAGACCACACGAAGTACCTTATCTTTTAGGCGATAGTTCAAAAGCAAGAACGGTTCTTGGGTGGGAACCAAAGTATAATTTTTCCTCTCTAGCAGGGGATATGTATTTAAGCGATTTTAATCGCACAGTTTCAGAAAAAGGATGGAAATAAAATGAAATTATCAGATCAAGCATTGGGAGCCGTAATGATGGCTTTACAAAAATCATTGTTAGAGCAAACAGACATTGTTCCAGTTTTAAAGGGCTTCAGCTTTGTAATCCAGGGTGATTCCCAGGATGAGTTGGCAGTGACAAACCCACCAACATTTAAATTAGATGAGTTTAACGATGCAGAAGATAGTTGAGAAGCCCTGGGGTCATGAAAACCTCATTGTTCATACTGATAAATATGTTATGAAAAAGCTGTTCATCAAAGCAGGGCAGCGCCTTTCAAGGCAGTTTCATGTCCAGAAAGACGAAACAGTGTATGTCAGTCAAGGGACGCTTCTTTTAGATTTATCAAGGAGCGACAACGAAAGCAACGTTATAAAGCTCAAGGAGGGTAAATCTTGGAGAATTACACCAAACACAATTCACAGATTTACAGCACCGGACGATCAAGACGTTGTATTATATGAGGTTTCAACGCCAGAATTAGACGATGTTATTCGTCTTTCTGATGATTACGGAAGAGCAAATGCCTAAGTATCACTTTCACTGTATTGATTGCACCAGAAAATGGTGGGAATGGATGTCAATATCAGAATCTAATATGGAAAAGTGCCCACATTGTGAAGGCGGTCCACCACAAAAAATTCCTGTTAATTTTATAAAAATTGATATACCAATACAGGAAAAAAAAGGTGCAAAAGAAAACGTTGTATCTCATATTGAAGAGAATAGAGAGATTTTAAAAAAAATGAGAAATAAGGCTAAAAATGAGGACGTATTAAAAGATGATTGAAAGTTTAGCAATAATAGGAACAATAATTTTTATTGGTATTTTTTTTGGATCAATTTGGTTTAACATTTTTTTATTAAGAAAGCTTTTATATTTTAATGAAAATTTTGACCAAATCAATCTATCAGTAGATAGTTTTACAAAGCACTTAGAAGAATTATATGAACTGCCTATGTTTTATGGCGACGAAAATTTAGAAAAAATGTTAGAGCACTCAAAAGAGCTAAGAAGGGACTTAGAAGAGTTTAAAAGTAAGTATTCATGACAAAGAAAAGAAAAAAAAGAACTAAAAACATGTATTTTACAAAAATACATGAAGTCGCAATAGTACAATATGCAAGTTCTTCTGACTTAACAGAAAAGACCAAATTATACGGCGAGCTGATTCAACCTGCTTTTAATGAACTAGTAGATAAGATTGTTTATACTTATAAATTTAATAATCTTCCAAATATTAATTATTTAAAAGATGACTGTAAAGTTTGGCTTACAACAATTTTAAACAAGTATGACCCAAACAGAGGTTCCAAAGCTTTTTCTTATTTCAGTGTTATTACTAAAAACTGGTTTATTCACAAGGCGAAAAAAAATGCTCAAGCAGCGAGAAGGGAAATAGCCTTAGATGACGCTCTAAAATCCTCTCAGAGCCGTTTTATAATGACTTCCCACCCATATGAGCACAATAGGGAAAAGCGCGAGTTCTGGGCAGCCCTGCTCGTTTTCATCAAGGGCTTGGAAAAAAATAATTCTATTATAAAAAATGATAATGATAAAAAGATTATTTCATCAATAGAATACATGCTTGAAAATATGGACAAGCTTGAAATTTTAAATAAAAAAGCAATTTATCTATATCTCAGGGAAATGACTGGCCTGACAACAAAACAGTTGGCTCCAACACTTAGAAGGATTAAAGCCGAATATAAAAACTTCATTAAAGAGTGGAATAACTAATTTTAACAATTAACCTAATTACCTATAAGGTGGTCGTTAATGAATAAGAACAAGTTAATAGAAGAAGCCCTTGACAATATTAGAACTGATAGATCAACTACTGAGTCATTATTGCAAGACCTTCAACAAGAAATCCAACAAAAACAAGTTGAAAATACAAAAGCTGGTTTTGTTGCCGCAAAATATGTTGAAACTTTACAGCGCTCAAACGAGCAACTTGTAAAAGTTCTTCACCTTCTTCAAAAGGCTGAACAACAAAATGGTAGTGTTGAACTTTCAGACAACGAAAAAGACAATCTTTTTGAATTGATTCAGGGTGAAATGAGCGAAAGGGCATCTGGAGAGGAATAATGACAATAAATCGTTATAATCAATTAGATTTATTGCCCTATAATTTAGATCCTGGTGCAACCATTGAAAGAGATGATCTGGTTCAATTATTAGGCAATAAAGCTGCGAGAGAGGTTCAGACAACTGAAAATGAATTTAGCTTCCCAGGTATAGCAATTGCAAGACTTGTAGAGGAGGTAGAAGACACTTCTCAGTTGTCTGGAAGGGCAATCCAAGACCTTATTATAAATTCTGATGAAAATAGTTTATATGCAATATATTTAGAGGTTGATGGATTAACAAGCTCTTTTCAAGATTTATTCAATAAAATTATTACGAAAGATGAATATTATGGTTCGCTTTTAAAGTCTTATGTCAATCCAGGCTTATCAAATAATAGATTACCAATAAGTAACGAAATAGTTGTTGTAAGTTATGACAATCCACAAGAATTTGCAACAATTAAATTTGCAGGATTTCCCTCTTTAAGACCAGAAATGGACCCAAAATTGAGTGAATACACAGAGCGGAAAAACAATTCAGCAAAACAATTTTTTCCACAGGGGGTATAATGGCAGGCAACGGAGTATCATCAGTACAATCAAGAAAAACTGGGAATCTTACACCAAAACGTCAAGATGCTCAAAAAGGTTCAAATAAACTTAACAACGGTGATAGAAGTTTTAAAGGATTGCACACACCGGATTTCTCAGATAATAAGAAAAAAGGCGCTGTGGTTATTGATGGCGAGGCAGATTCTGTTTTATACCTTGGGCAAGATGCTCGCTATGGCACTACATTAACAACGACTGGTTCCGGTGGAGATTTTGCAAATAAGGTTGTTTTAGGTGTTGGATTTTTAAACGAAGGCAAGAAAGACGGCGATAAGATAGATTTGTCTAAGCCGGATTTAAGGTATGGCGCGGGCCTTACAATTTATCAAAAAACTGATACAGGAAAAGATGCTGTAATTGACACATCCGATCCTAAAAATAAAGATAGAAAGGCTACAACAAGATCCCCACAAACCGCTGTTTCTGTTTTTGAGGTCAATGCAGATGTTATAGAAGTTAAGGCCAGAAACGGTGGGGTCAATATCATTGCAGGTTATGATCCAACTTTACCAAACTATGGTTCTCGTTTTAAAAACGAGAGATCAAATACTGATTATGTCGGTGTTAGCCTCATCTTTGGCAACCCAGATGAAAAAACATTAAAAGACGAAAAATCCGTTTTTGGGCTACAGCCGATAGTAAAAGGGTATGCTTTAGAAAAGAGAATGAGAGAGGTTTCTTCAAGAATATCTGATGTTAATAAGGTTCTTTTAAAGGTAATTAAAGCCCAAAAAGCACTGGATACAGCGTTAGCACTGCATGTTCACCCAATTATTCCGCCACTAAGTCCTGTTACGCTCCCCAGTATCGACTTGGCGATTGCAATTGGAGCAGTAAAAACTCCTTTGGACATATTTAATGTATTAAGAAATATTACTGCTAAATACAATCAGGTGGCTTTAAGAATTAACACATCTGATATCTCACAAGGCGGATTTAGCAGCAAATTTAACTTTACGAACTAAAATGGCAGATAACCCAAATACAAAACAAAAAGCGGCTGAAACAAAAGTCGATTCACAGGTAACTGCCGGCAGTGTCTTAGCTTCTGCTTGGGCATACGGAACAACCGGGCTTGAACTTATTCAAAGTTTGGATGATGCAGTCGCTCGTTTGGCAAACGTGGAGTTGTCAGGTAAGTGTAAACAAACAAAGCAGGGGGGAAGTCTATCACCAACACTTGATACTTTTGCAGGTATCGAAGGATGTACTCCATATTTGCAGTCTGCTAAAAATGCAATAGATTCAGCCAAGAATAAAGATAGTTCAGCGCAAGTTGCGGGCAATATTGCTAGTGCGGTTGTTGAAATTGTAAAATCTTTGTCGGGAGAACCAAGATTTCCAGGTTGTATGGATGACCAATATAGAAAGTTCTTATCCGTACTGCCTGTTCAATATTATCTCTTAATTTTATTGAGCAAGCTTGCAAAACAAGTTGCCGACTCTTCAATTATAAAAAAAGAGGTTAATACAGTTTGTGGTGCAAGGCTTGAGCAAGCAGAAGTTTTTGAAAGCCGTCTACCAAATTTTGAAATTCCATTGATACCGGAATTACCTTATATCGATATCCCAGATTTTACTGATATTCTTGACAATCTTGTATCTGAGGGACTTTGCATTAGTTTGTGTTTAGTAACAACTCCAATCATTAATACGGTTTCATCTGTCTTGTTAGACTTAGCAAATCAATGGGCTGAACCTGATGAGACAGGGTTTTATGACAATTATTCACCTTTGAAAAAAATACTCATTGACCCATATATAACAGAGGCAGCAATACAAAATACAAAGACTTTAGGATTAACCCCTGGTAATGTTCAGAACAAAGATATTCGCACCTATATTAGTGAAACTCAACAGAATCCAACTATTCAGCAAGAAGAATTTATTTTCTTGTTTTTAGGGCAAGGAAACTGCAATATTGTTAATAAGATATTGACTCAGAACTCAACTCTTGCTTTGCAAAATCGGGGTGTTAAGCTTAACAACGAACAAGAAATTTTGACATTTTTTCAAGCAATAGGCAGTTTTATAAATTTTGTTGAAATCTTAAATAAATCAAAAGCGGATATTTGCATACCAGACCCCTGTGATTTAAAGCCAGAACAGTTAGAAGGCGTTCTTTCAAATGTCAACAACTTGTGTGCTTTATTAAATCCAGAGATGGGCCTACCTCCATTGCCGCTCGGAGCATTGATGGAGGCTACTGGTATAAACGATTTTATTGTTGATAATACTTATGAATCTTATAAGACTATTCCAGTGTTAAACGAATCATATCAAGATTATATTAATGACTTTTATACAGACTCCTCTAATAAAGTTGTTCCAAAACTCATTAATTATAATTCCGATAATAGTTCATTCGTTGCCATTGGAGTTAACAAAGAAGGGGTTTCCTTATCCCAGTACGGCGAAGGCAAAGTTATAATTGGCGGTGGTGTAGAGCTAACAACAACTGTTGAAAAACAAAAAATTATTGAAGACGGAGCATACAACTTCAAAAAAATAAATAATTCAATACAAAAATACTGGCTTGAAAGTAATGACTTAAGTTTTAATAACAACACCCTTCTTATTTCAAATTATATTGGTTCAGAAGACAAACAAGAAAGTTTATTAAAAAGTTTAAATGGTTTTGCAAAAAGATACTTAGAGGCCAGCTATCCATTTGCAGTCCTAAGTTTGGTGAGTAAGTCAATTCCTCAAAATTTTGATTTTTTGAATTTTTATAACGGATGGTCTGCACCGTCACCGGGGCAAGAGTTTAAAACCGCAGAGTCGGGAGTAGGCGTGAGTTTTAATGGTTTTTATAAATACTCTAAAGAGTTATTAAGAAGTCAATTAAAAAATCTTCAGAAAGATAGTGAATTAAATGTAGGTGACAAAGACTCCTTAAATGCAGAACTAAAATTTGCCAATTTGAAAAAGGACTTTGGATTATAATAATGCTTAATTTTAAAGAATACACGTTGATGAGTTTTCAAAATCTTTTTGAGGAAAGGTTTAAAAACCACTTTCTGAAAGAAGCTCGGCAAAATTTATTTAAATTTAATTTTTCCTCTGGCTTTTTATCATCACTGACAAAAGATGGAAATAACTCAGAGGCGATTAAATATTTTGTTAATTTAATAGAAACAGAAGAGCCATACACTTCTTTGTTTAATAGTTTTTTAACAGATTCTGAAAGTAAAAAATATTATAGGTTTGCTTGTTATTACATGAAAGAAAGTAACTTACCAAATGGCATAAGTCAGTTGGATAATAAAATAACAAAGGAAAAGAACGCAGATATAGCTTTAAAGGAGGTTTTTGCTAATGAGCTTTATAAACATCTTTCTATTCTAACTCTATCCAAAACTCAGCCAGAGCAAAAAAATATTATACAACAGACTAAAGAGAATATCTCAAAAGCCTTTGTACCCGACGCAGTAACACATATTGCAGTATCAGCAGTCTCAACGCTCTTTGACTGGCCTACGATAAGCTATCTCCTAAAGGGCAAAAGTCATACTGGAGGCTTTCAAGGGTTTAAAACTGATTTTGGATATTCAGTATTCATTAATCCGTTTTCATCATTTTATAATGATCGAACAATTTCATTTCAAAATAGAATTTTTAATGAAGACGAATTTAATAATACAATAACTACTTTATTGGATGATAAAAAAACATTTACGGAACCTTTTGACTTTGGTAAATTTTATGCAGAAACAACTAAAGAGACAAACCACTCTATTCTTTTAGACGCGGGTGCTTATATAGAATATTATTTTAAGTTTGATTATAGTTTGTTATTAAAATATAAACCTTATGCAACACCGGATGGTAATGGGTTGACTCAATATTATAAATGGGGTTTAAATAAAAAAAATTACTATTCTTTTAGAGAAATTACTTTGCTGTTAAGCATTTTAAGGATAATCGTCGATCAGCATAACTTTAACCCATCTAATAAATCTTTATTAAGCAAAGAAGAAATTCTTGATAAATTAAATTTAAAGTTTGGTGCTCGACTTGTTGTAAAAGCTCCATTCTTAGATAATTTTATTTCTAAAAAAATTAAATTTGGCAACACAAATAAGCTCTATGAGTCATCTTTGAAGGTTAACACACCCAGCACAGGCCCGCTGACAGCGAATATATATTCCTTAATTGAAGATACAGAAGAATATGCAAGTAAAAATATTAAAAGTTGTTATAAAAATAAAACTTTTGTCTACAATTTAATAGAACAGGACTTTACATCCAGTGGCGATCTGAATGAGAATGCTTCTTGTTCTGTTGAACAATACGAAACTTTTCCAATGGCAGAATATGAAATAAGCTTATCTAAAGAACAAGTTACTAAGATATTAGTTTCCAGTCATGCAAACACGGCGACGGGCGAAGGCTGGGCGGCTACATGGCGGAATTCTTATGATTTTTTGGTTGATAAGCAAATAATTTCTTTATTTTCTAAAAAAATATTGGATGAACTTTTTAATATTCAGATTGTAAAAGAATATTTTCTTTCAAAAACAAACTCTTTGGAAGAGGTAACATCAGCGGTAATAAGCAATGAAAAAATTTATAATGAAGCTACAAAGGACACTATTCTAAGTTCGGGGACTACACCTGAAAAATTTATCAAGGATGCGAATAAGATGGACGATATTATAGATCAAAATCTAATTACTTTAATAAGTTCAATAGAGGTTTCATAAATGTCAGCAGGTATTTCAGCAAAATTGCCATTAGCCTATACAAAAAGTAGTGGCCCTTACCTTTTAACACAAGGCTTAACTGAGAATACAAAACAAAATTTAAAAAATTTAATTTTTACCAACCCCGGTGAAAGAGTAATGGATGCTGAATTTGGTGTGGGCTTTTATAATCTTTTGTTTGAAAACGCAACTGATGATATTTTAGAAGATTTAAAGGAAAGACTATTTACACAAGTAGATAAATATTTGCCCTTTGTGCAAATATTAAATGTAATTACAAAGATAGAAGAAAATACAGTATATTTAAGGGTCGAATATGTTATACCAAGCCTATCTGTAAGTGATACATTAGATTTAGATGTAAAGGGGTTCATATAATATGGCAGATAAGAAAACAAAACCAGTAAAATACTCTAGCAAAGAATTTGACTCTATTAAAGATTCTCTGGTTAATTATGCAAAAACATATTACCCCGACACTTTTAAAGATTTTAATGCGTCATCTTTTGGTTCACTTATGTTAGATACTGTTGCTTATGTTGGTGACATGTTATCTTTCTATATTGATTATCAAACAAATGAAAGTTTTGTTGATAGTGCGATTGAGACAAAAAACTTATTAAAAATTGCTAAACAGTTTGGATACAAAAATCCGTTAGCATACTCTGCGAATGGAAAAGCAGTTTTTTATGTTCAAATTCCAGCAAATTCTGATAAGACTCCAGATACAAATTTAATTCCAGTGTTAAAAGAGGGGTCAACCCTTTCCAGTAATAATGGAATTTCACTTATTTTAACTTCAGATGTCGATTTTAATAAATCTGACGCAGAAGTTGTTGTGGCTCAAGTGGATGGAAATGGAGATCCAACTTCTTTTGCCTTTAAAGCACATGGTGATGTAATAACAGGATTGATAAAGACTGAAATTTTGACAGTCGGAAATTATCAAAAGTTCTTAAAATTGTCTTTATCAGACAGCAATATTACAGAAATTATTTCTGTTGTTGATTCCGAGGGCAATGAGTATTATGAAGTCCCCTATCTGTCCCACAATGTTTCATTACAACCGATAAGGAATCCAAGCAAGAGCGGCGATGAAGATGCCCCATACATTCTTAGAGAAAAACTGGCGGCAAGAAGATTTACAACAGATGTCGATGAAGATGGGACTGTGGCACTGCAATTTGGGTATGGCTCTGAAAATAGTCTCAAGGGCAATGAATACCCAGAACCAGCGTCAGCGGCTTTACAGAGGTATGCTCGCGATTATTATTCTGATGATAGTTTTGACCCGTCTGTCTTGCTAAAAAATGATAAGTTTGGAGTTGTTCCGCCCGCAGGTGACTTGATAATTAATTATAGAAAAAATGATCAAAGCACTGTTAACATTCCAATTGATTCGGTTAATTCAATAACAAATGCAGTTTTATCGTTTCCGAATACCGATTCGGTATCAGGTGAAAATTTATCTTTTATCGAAGACTCCTTGGATGTAGAAAACGAAGAGCCTATCCTCGGTTCCTCAGACAATCTTGTGCCAGAGGAAATAAGAATACGAGCGTTAGATGCCTATTCCGCACAGAATAGAGCAGTGACACAGCAGGATTATATAAGCCTGATCTATAGAATGCCATCTAAATTTGGTTCAATTAAAAGGGCAAACATTGTACAAGATAAAGACTCTTTTAAAAGAAATTTAAACCTATATGTCTTGTCACAAGGTTTGGATAAAAATTTAACAACGTCAACATCAACTACGAAAGAAAATTTAAAGGTTTGGCTAAATCAGTACAAAATGATTAATGATACGATTGATATTTTAGATGGTCAAATAGTTAATTTTAGTATAAAGTACAAAGTATTGGGAGCATTAGACTCTAATCAATCCGAAGTTTTAGAGCAGTGTAACAGAGCTTTAAAGAATTTTTATAATACTCAACTTCTTTTTGGAACGCCTTTTTACATATCAGAAATTTATAAAATTTTGAATGATCTTGATTCTGTTGTTGATGCACAAGATGTGCAAATTGAACAAAAATTTGGTGCAAATTATAGCGGATATGCCTTTGACATTGAAGGGGCAACAACAGACGATGAAAGATTTATTATAATCCCAGAAAATGTTGTGTTAGAATTAAAGTTTCCAGATGAAAATATTATTGGAGTGGTGGTCTAATGGCAGTCAGAAGATTTAAATCAACAAAAGATAATACAATTACAAATGCGTATAAAGAGAATTTAACTACTCGTGGCACCGGCTCCAATATGGGTGCATCTGATATTGTTGAAGTTTTTAGTATTTATGGTCAAGCATCAGCAACATCGGGTGAATTATCAAGAGCTTTAATGGAGTTTGATATTGCAACATTATCCGCGTCAAGAGATGATGGTAATATCCCAGCATCAGGCTCTGTCGATTTTTACTTGAGAGTATATAACGCGGAGCATTCATCTGCAACCCCAACGGATTTTACTTTAACAGTCGCTGCAATATCCCAGTCTTGGGCAGAGGGGATTGGGTTAGATATGGATGATTACTCTGATACTGGTGTTTCAAACTGGATCAAGGCGGCTTCCTCGACAAACTGGACCACTTTTCACGGAGATGTTGAGGGTGGTTCTTTTCATACTGGCTCGGCAGCAGTTACCTCAAGCCAGTTTTTTGCAGAGGGTACAGAAGATTTAGAAATAAATGTTACAAGGCACGTTGAAGAGTGGCTAAACAACAAAACTGGTAGTTATGGCTTTGGTATATTTTTAACATCTTCTTTGGAAGACGCTGAAACTTCTTATTATACAAAAAAATTCTTTGCAAAAGACAGTCAATACTTTTTGAAAAGACCAGTAATTGAAGCACGTTGGAATGATTCAAGATATGATGACTCTTCCAGTTTTTATCTCAGTTCTTCAAGAGTGCCCGCAGCAGACAACCTAAATACTCTTTATTTTTATAACTATGTTAGGGGACAACTACAAGATATTCCAGGTCTTGGAGCGGATAACAAGATATATGTCAGTGTCTATTCAGGTTCAAACTCGGCACCAGCAGGAAATAAATTGCAGCTTCCTATTGGTGGTGGAGTGGTAGTTAGCAACGATACTAATGCAACTGGAAGCAAGGTCTCAACAGGTATATATTCAGCCTCTTTTGCATACTCTAATTTAAATGTTACTGAACTTTATCCAGTGTGGCATAGCGGCTCAACAGAGTACTTAACAGCTTCTGCCGTGTCGGTTAAAACATTTGATACTCAAATATCTTATCCTATCAACTCTTATAAAACAAATATTACAAACTTACAAGCTGAATATGGTGCAACAGACACTGCACATTTAAGAGTCTTTGTACAAAACAAAAATTTTCAAGCAACTGTGTATACAGTTGCTTCAACAATGGTTGAGCCCACAATAATTGAAAAAATGTATTATAAAGTCCAAAGATTTGTAGACGAAGAAGTCGTAATCAATTACGGGACAGGTTCTGGGAATCTTGGCTATTCACAACTTTCATATGATTCTGCTGGAAATTATTTTGATTTAGATATGAGCATCTTTGAGCCTGATTTTTCATATCAAATTAGTTTTTTAATTAATGACGCAGGTAATCACTATGAACTCAAGGATAAATTTAAATTTAGAATAATTGATGAAAATGACCTGCCGGGTTGATGAAAACTTAACAACAAAATAATTATAAAGATATGGGTACAAAAAGTTTTTTTAATAAGCAAAAGTCACAAGAAGTAAAAATTCGCGGACAAAAGAAATCAACAATCGATAATGTAAAGCAAAATGTCGAGTCTGTTGAATATATAAAAGAATATTCAATAGATAAGTTGGATTTTGCCCCTCAGCTTGATTTTGAAAATCCTGCAAACTTTGTAAAGTACGGTTCTGCTGAAGACTACTATGTAGATTTGGTGGATAGTGTCATTCAGGCATATCCATATGATGGATCTCTTGCGGAAAGATTAAAATATCGCAATGGACTCGTTGCAATCCAAAAGCACGAATTTGATAAAAATTATCCAAGATCTGTTGGCTATGCCGACTTTGGGGATGAAAGCTTTCTTGCTTCGCTCGGTACACCGTTTACAGTAGGAGATATTACTTTTACTCTTGGTGAAAGTTCTACTGATCATTATATCATTACAGACAACTATTCAAATAATTTAGTTTATAATGCCGGGTCACAACAGGTTGGAAGTATAGAAATCGACTTCTCTGTTGGTGCCACTGTTGAGTTATGGATGAAGAAGGATACTTTTCCAGATTCATCAGAAACCCAAAATGAAGTAGTCTTTTCAATTAGCAACACTGATCATACAATAAATGATCTATTTCAGATAACAACAGATGTTACAGGTTCGGGAAGAGAAAAATTATATGCTACTTTCTCTAAAACTGCGGCGTTTACACCAGAGTTTGTTTATGAATTTGATACTGGCATTTCGGGATCTACTGGGAATGGCTTGGCAGATGGAAACTGGCACCACTATGCCTTTTCTTTCTCTACAAGCTCAACTGGTTATATTGGTGAATTTTATGTTGATGGACATTTTCGTGAGAAAAAATTCTATACCAAAGGTAGTCCCGATCATTATCTAACAGGGACATTGGACGCTACGGTTGGCGCATCTTCTTTAAGTGCCTATCTTGGTGATGGTGGTCTGCTCGGATCTGTTGATGAAGTTCGCTTATGGAAAACTACAAGAAATGCTAAAGAAATTGGTATTAATTACTTTTATGATATCGGCGGCGGTGGTAATACTGATACTGCAAAGGTAAATGATAATAGCCCGCTTGGACTGTCTTTATATTATAAATTCAATGAAGGTAATACTGGAGTAACTGCAACTGACAGTATTGTGCTTGATTCCTCTGGTCGTCTAACCAATGGTGTATGGGTCGGCTACTCAGCCGGTTCAAGAGCGACCGGTTCAGCAATAATAGAATCAGGAACTACAACTGAGGTTGGCGATCCAATTATCTATTCAACACATCCAAGTGTTGTTTCCTATAAGGCTGATAAGATTATTTCGGGTTCTGCATACGATGCCAACAACTTGGGCAGCACATACAATATGATGCCGCAGTGGATAAGGGACGAGGACGCCGCCAACGGGCTTTTAATCCGTAAGATGACCCAAGTTATGTCGAGCTACTTAGACACGCTCTACGGTCAAATTACGGCGATTACAGAGCTACAAGATGGTTCTTATGTTAGTGGCTCAAATGCGAAACCCAATCCTTTCTCAAAAAGAAATTTAACATCTTATGGGTTTGATATTCCTGATGTGTTTATTGACCCAGAAATTATCGAAGAGATTTATTTTAAAGACGAAAAAAGGCTTTATGAGGATAAACTTTTTAATTTAAAAAATTTAATCTTTCAAAATATTTTTAATAATTTAAATTATATCAACAAGTCTAAAGGAACTGAAAAGTCTTTCAGAAACTTATTTAGATGCTTTGGTGTCGATGATGAGCTTGTTCGATTAAATATGTATTCTGACAACCAGCAATACGAAATTAGAGAAAATTATGAAACTTCACAGATTAAAAGAAATGTTATTGATTTATCAGGATATAATGATGGTCAAAACAGAGAAGTTGTTTTATATCAGTTTGCCGATGCGACAAAAAACATTTCTGAAACTGGTGATAATGGATATATTCCATCATCATCTAATGCCTATATCCCATTGACATTCGAAGGTCAGTTTCAGTTTCCAAAATTTGTAGATTTTCCAAACGGTTATTTAGACAAATTAACAAGATCTTCTTTATTTGGTGTTCATAGTGCAAGTAACGATACTGCCCAGACAACGATTCCATCTGATGATTTATATTTTAAAGTATATGCAGATACAAATAGTTTAAATAAAACACAATTTACACTGGAGACTAATATTGCTTCGGTCGGTTCTTTAACCTCTTCTTTTTATGAAAATGTATATGATAACACAGAATGGACTTTTGCCGTTAGGACTAAGCCAAGAGAGTATCCATACGCTCAAGAGATTACAGCATCTGATGTATTCGATTTAGAATTTTATGGCGTAAATTATGTTGCAGGTTATAAACTACATGAATTTAGTACCTCCGCAGAAATTAACCTATCAAATGATATTGGTCAATTTATTACAGGGTCAAATAAAAGATTATACGTCGGCGCAGATCGAGAAAATATAACTGGGTCTTTAAACTACAAATCCAATACAAGGGTGGTCTCTTCAAGAATTTGGTTTGATTATTTAACAAATATAGAATTAAGCAATCATGCAAGAGATGTTAGTAGTTTTGGCCGTTTAAGCCCTTATAAAAATTCTTTTATTTTTGAGGGTCAAGAGTCAGAAAACTATATCCCAAAAATTGAAACCTTGGCCCTTCACTGGAATTTTGAAAATATAACAGGTTCAAACTCAAGTGGTAAATTCTTAATTCAAGATACTACTTCAGGTTCTAATACTGATATAGATAATCGATATGCGGCTGGCGACTACTCCAGATGTGTTGGAGCAAATTATAGTGGTCAAGGTGCGGGAGTTACAGCAGGCTCAACAAAAGTTGTAGATTTCTTATTTGTGGATGCAGCTAAACAACAGCTACCAGAAAACCTTTATAGTTCAGACTTGGTAGAGATTAGAGAAGGGGACGATAATTTATTTACCAGAGAAAGTCGCCCAAGCAAATACTACTTTGCAGTTGAAACAAGTTTATATGATACTATTTCAAGAGAAATGCTTGGATTTTTTGCTTCAATTAATGATTTTAATAGCTTAATTGGTAATCCTGTCAATATGTATAGGCCAAATTATAAAGCTTTAGAAAAATTAAGGGGCCTTTTCTTTGAAAATATCCAAAACAATCCTGATTTAGACAAGTTTGTAAATCTTTATAAATGGATCGATGGAGCGTTAGATAGCGTTATAGCTAATTTAATTCCAGCATCTGCAAGGACTTCAGATAAAGTTAGAAATATTGTCGAAAGTCATATTTTAGAAAGAAGTAAATATATCCATAAATATGTTGCTTTAAAAGGGTATAAAAAAGAAGATTTTATTAAGCAAGACCCAAATATAGAAATAACTGATACAACGCCAACTGGCAAACCTGTTATAGAATTTCCAATTGGAATAGATATTGGTGGTCCAATCCAGAATGATATAAATGTAGCAAGAAAAGTTCCTGAAGAAATAAGAAAGGGAAAAGTAAGAGATCGAGGTTCTTTAAGACCCAAGCCCTCTGCCTCTGAAATACCGTTAAAGACGAGAGAGGTTATTGCACCAGCAAGTCCATTAGCTACAAAGCAGGGTGAAGCCCCCTTCTGGTTCAGAACGAGGGCCAATAGAGGTACAGGCGAAATTTTATCAACCGGTAATGATAGTGTTGATTGGAATAGAATTCAAATAAAGGCAAATCAATCTCAGATTGCAACAGGTTCACGACAATCTCCATTTGTTTTTAGGGTGGATGCAACAAGGGCAATCGGAACTAATGTTGGATTTGCTGGTGAGAATAGAAAAAATTATTTTCCAAATTCTTTTAACTTGTCAAGTGGGACTGTTGGACAAGATGGCCTTTCTTTAGAAGTTCAAAAAACCATAACAAATATAGATGGCAAACCATATTATGATTACGAAGACGCAAGAGACGAAACCTATGATAATAATCGCTTGACTCCTCTTAATATCTTTGACGAAACAAACTCTAAAAAACTACCAGGACAAAACTACTTGCCTTTTGATGTATTAAGTGCTTCAAATGTTGTTGCTCCGTATCAACAATATCTATTTGACAGAGGGTTTGAAGTAAAGGTTGAATCAAAACATAGAGATTATAATGGGGCAGAGGGTAGTAACCTTCAAGGCCCATTCACAAAAGAGCATGTCGGTGGCTACATGTATCGCCACGGAAATCTCTTAGAGACTGACCCGATTGTTAGAAAAGAGGGCTATCAATTTAATGTTGTAGAAAATCAAACAATTCATATCAACAGTCCAAGAATGGTTAGTGGTTCAACTCCTGAACCAGAATTCACAAAAGACAGGCCATTGGGCCACTGGTTGAGGGATACGGCAGCAAAAAGGCCGGTTAATATTAAAAATATTAGTGGTTCAAATTATTTTTACGATTATGAAATTGTTCAAACAAGCGGTCGCTTAGAAAATAACAGATATTATGTAAAATCTAATGGATACACTGGAACAGTAGATAATGCGAGTAATATATCATATGATGATGCTGGAACGTTTTTCTACAAAGACTTTAGAATTTTAAATCGCGATACAACGGGTAGTAATAATTTTATCATTGTTAATAGGTTTAGTGCCCCAGGCGGCCCAGAAGTTAATTCGCTTGCCTTTTTAGATGTTGAGGCCGCAGAATACTCAGTATACAATAATTTAAATTACAGAAATGTTATTGTCAGGATGGAAAATAATAAATTATTGGTAAGACACGCTTTGAGCGGTGGGTACGATTCTGTTTTATTACAGCCAACAGGGGCTTTTTATAAAACTCCCCGAAATGGAATATACAAAATATCTGCCTCACTGGAAACACCAGAAACAATTTTTGATAACTCATATATTGGACATGGAATTCCAAGAACTGATGTGCAATATCGTTGGGTCGCAAGTTCGTGGATTGCAAGAAAGACAGGTTATCCAAATTCTGCTACTTTAAATTCGACCGAAGGGTTATTAACGGCGAGCGGGAGAAATCCAGCGTTTGGTCAGAATCAAAGTGATTTTGATTATAATATTTCATCCAGTGATTACTCGCCAATATATGGAAGATTGTATTCAGACAACATCAGACATACATCAGAGGGGCATATTGAGTATGGTGTAGGTGGCAGTGTCCCGGTCTCTGTTGCTTTTAACGCAACCAATTATATTGTTGTTGGCGATATAGATTTGGACAGAAACTTATTTACAACTGCATCAACATCTGATGGCCCAGGTGATTATTACAGCTTACCTGATTTTGATGCAGACACTGCTCCATTTTTACTAAATGGATTATTGTTAAGCAATAATGGCCCATATCAACACCCAACCTTTAAACAGATTAGAGGTGGCGAACATCGTGTTGGTAGAGAATTTTGGCAACAAAACATTTACAGAAATCAAATAGATGTGTTGAGTGATGATCGACAGAGAAGACTTCGTTTTGGCGAGCAGTATTCAATAAATCAGGCCCCTGTAACTGCTAAGTTTAAACCAATCAGACAGTTTGTAGATGAAGGGACTGGATCAATTCAATATGAGCTTGGTAATGATTTACATTATTATGCTAACACTTATGATGTTAGCTCCAATGAAATAAAAGATTACAATTTGGAAATGGGTGCCTCAACAGTTGATATAAATAAAACTGATTTTTATAGATTTAGTCAGAAATTTAATATCATAAACTATAAAGAAGCTGTATACCCAAAAGATGAGAATATCTATAAAGAAGAAACAAGAGAACGACTTAACTATCTCTCTTTCTGGGTTAATGATATTTTAGATATTAGAACTGCGGATTCAATTACAAACTCGCAAGGCTATTTAATAAATGCCAGTCAGTGGCCTATGGATGTCAGTACATCTGGTTCTAATCAAGCTGAAACCTCTGGCGAATTAATGAGAAATACGGGCTCAACAGGCGTAGGATTGGCTGAAAATGAAGCAAACGCTAGATATTCATTTAATATGGGTGAGTGTCGTCCAAAAAATACAGTACAGTCTCAAGCAGGTACAGGGGCTTTTTATACAACTTATGGTGAGTTTTCTGTGGATACGAGATTAATTGGCCAAGATGAGACAATTATTCCAGAGTTTGTAATTTCTGATTTTATTAATACTGTTATAGTGGATAATAATGGAGATTTCTTAAATGAGAGTCTTTATGAATTTAGTTTGACAGGAAGTGATAGCTTGGCTGGTAATTCTTTTGCGGAAAGATACGGTAAAACAGAAAAGACTACTTATCTTAAACAGTTAAAAGATTTTTATGGGGAGCCCACAGCCATTAGGTTGAGTTTCGATACGACTAAAAAATTATTACCAAAAACAGGTTTTTATCCACAACAAAGAGTTATTCAATTAGCACAGCAATTTTCAGCATCGCATGCCAATTCAACCTACGTCGAGTTAGGCGGCACAGGGAACTCATCGGTCCCATTGGGATCAGATGCAACACAGGAAACGACACTCATTCCATTTTGGTCACCGGGTATTGGTTTAAATTCCATTAAAGCTGGTTATGCAGTAGAATTTCCTTACAAATCAGGTTCAGCGGGTAATCCGGCACCAGATATAAATACTGCTTATGACTCAACTGCGCCTTTTGAAGCGATCATAAATCCTAATGAATATGTTAGTACGATAACCCATATAACTAATAATGGAAGCGCTCCTCTCAATAGCAGTGGGTCCGTGAATAAGAGTGATGGTGTTTATGAATTAATGGCTCATAATTTTTTTGCAGAAGTACCTGACTTTTTCTTATCCGATTTGGCAACTTTTAAATCTTCCCCAGAAGCCCAATGGACTTTTGAGGGACCACTTTCCTCAAGTAGTGGTATTAAAAAATTTGCAATGGATATTGTTATTGAAAATCCAGCTAGTTTCGTGCAGTATGGAAATGGTGCAGCTTTTGGTACCTTCCCATATAATCATCACTGCCCACCAGGGTATTATTTTAATAATGATGCTGCATCCCCAAGTGAATACTGTTTGGGCGGCCTGATGAACGCTGGCTCGGACCGAGCGTCCTTCACAAAAGCTACTTTGATTTTCGACCCCACAAATCTAATTTCTACAACAAGTAGAGCGGGGCAGACAAGGTTTAGTTTAGCAGACGTTGTTGCCAATTCAACAATAGAACATCAAAATTATTTATCAAATTCAATTAAGTTTATGAAAATTACTGCAAGCCTTGATTTATTTGAGGTAGATAAGGAAAATAGATGGATAATTCGTTCAAAATGGGAATGCCCAGTCCTTAACTTTAACAACGTCGCTACATCGTCAGACGGCGGCGTTGGTGCGACAAGGGGTATGTGGCATCAATATGGGACACTTGCAAGTTCCAACCCAAGAGAGCGAGTTCATGTTAGATTGGAAGAATCTCAAATTAGCAATGTTGCTTTAACGGGCTCGTTAATTCAGGCTGTTGGGTTTGAAACTACAGCAAAAGGCTTTGGAGGTATTAAGCCCCGCCAAATTATTGAAGAGGCTATCTGTGCAGTTCCATTCTTTGTTGATTGTGAAACTGGTGAGGAAAACTTCTTTGAATTGCCAATAAACATTTTTGAAAGCAGATATACTTCTGTCAGAACAAATAAAATTACAGAAGATTCTATTTCAGATATGATTACCAAAATGGATAAATATGTTTTGCCCCCGGTTTATGATTTTGTTCATACAAGAGATGGTGCAAGACAGATTATCAGAGATAAACAGTCCTTTGAGCCCACCTATCCGCCATTTGCCATGTACTTTTTTGAATTTTCAAGCGATCTGACAAAACAAGACTTGGCAAATATTTGGCAGGGGGTGATGCCAACTATTGCAACACAAGCTGAAAAACAGAAAGTAACTTTAGAGCACCCAATCGCAGATGGTGAGCTTTTATCGCCAACTATTTTTAAATATAATGGATTAAAATCAATTCCAAACGATATTAAATGGAAAATATTTAAAGTTAAAAAGAGGGCAAATTATGATTATTACAAAATGCTTGAAAATAAAACAGGCGTTAGGGCTTATAAATCATCAGGGGCTAGCCGCTTTTCGTTTAATTACCCATACGATCAATTTAGTTTAGTAGAACTGGGGAAGATGGATGTTGAATTTGAGGTTCGCAATGATAGTCCAGACAGAATTAGACAAATTACAGGTGGCGGTTATATAAAACCAGAAGATGTTTTGGTCGAAGCTATTAATCTAGGCCAGCCAATTCAGATTACTTCTGAGCCACAACCGGCAAGACTTGCTGAAAGAGTGATTAAAAGATGTACCCAGGAAAATTTAAATGAGTTTGAGAGGTTAAGATTTTTGGTTGATTCGGATTTCGCAACTGCTGAACAGCGAGCAAAATATATCACCTTATCAGAATTATGTGGCATTTCAATAATTACACCCGCGAGAACAACCATTGAGAGGGTGATAGAAAGGGAGTCTGTGGAAGAAAGAGCGGTTGAAAGAAGGGCTGAAGCCCAAGCCCCTACACAGGCAATCCAAGCAAACACTGGATTAACAATAGGAGCAACAACAATAAATGCAGTTAATTTTGATAACGGAAGTAGAATAGTTTGTACAGAATTAGAAATAGGTGAGCTTGATGCATTGCAAACAATTGCAGACGATGTGGGAGTTGAAGCTTTACCCCTTGACAAAAGAAATAAATACAATGAGCTTGTGCAGAAATGCCAACAAAACTAATTACTAAAGAGGGTATATATGACGTTTTTTAACAAAAAAGAAGAAGTTTTGGAAGTTCAATTAACACGTTTGGGTCGCCAACTTTTGTCTCAGGGTCGTTTCAAACCTGCTAGTTATGAGTTTATGGATGAAGATATTGTTTATGATAAACAATATGTAATGTCTGGCTCGATAGAACAACAAAATGAGATAAAGGCAAGAATAAAAAATAAATTGACACTCAGAACTCCAACTGCAAAACAGGAAGTTAAAAACACACAAACACTGGAAGCAGAGGCTATTCAAATTGTTTTACAGAATTTGTTTGGGGGATCTGGTATAAACTTTCCTCTAGTGTTCAGAAGTGAAAATAAACCAATTGAAGGTCTTGGAACTTTTACACCATATTCAAATTATAGACCAGCCTGGAAAATAGTGGCAGAGGACGGCAGTCTATTTACCGGTTCTTCAGAGATGTCTTTTGCCCCATTAGAACTTGAGGGTGGCACAATTGGTCCCTCTTATGAAAAAATTCCACAATTAGATTTAGCTTGTACATATAATTACAACAGGTTTTCTTTTAATAAAGATGATATTGAATCTTCATATCATTCAGATGTTCAAGAAAACCTAAATATCGATTTTAACGACTTGTTTAAACGAGAGGGGGATGACACTTTTATTTTGTTTGATAAAAACTTTAATGATTTTACAATGTTGGTTGAGGAAAAAAATGTTTTAAGTGGAAAAGATGATTTCCACATTGAAGTTTTTAAATATCAATATACTAATAATTTTCAAACAGCGAGCTTGGGAAGATTGTTTTTTGATGAAGAAGAATTAAATCCAGCATCTGTTGGTTGGTACTTTAATATTTCCACAGATGTAGAAGTAAACACGACAAGAGAAGGGTTTACTTTTGTAGATGAGCCAGATAATTTAGAAAAAATTAATGATGAATGTGTGGACTTATAGGAACTAAAATATGTCTTTTATTAATATAGATTATTCCAAAGCAAAAAATAGTGTGAAGGGTTTACAAGTCTTTCCATCTGAACAGTCTGATATGACGGTATCCGCTTCTAATTTTTACAGAGTAAACAAAAAATTGTACTTTGACTTAAACATCTCAAATTTAAACAATTTTTTTGACACAATAAAAATTACTTCTCTATCAGAACAAGACTTGTCTTCTTTACAAGATTCAGGCTTTCCAATAGAGTTAAGTGATAATGTTAGAAAAAGGCTTTTTTCAGTTGCACCTGGAGATACCGTTTTTGCCGCCGCAGATATGATTTCATCTATTGAAATAGACTTAAATCAAATAGTGGGTCAAAACTTTAAAATTTTAATTAATATTGTCGATAACCGTATTAAGTTCGGGCAAACATTCTTATTGTCTATCAATAGGCAAGACATAATTGATAAAACTAATTTAACATCAGTTTCTATAAAAGACTTTAAAACCTTCAATCAAAGTGATTCAACAACAATTTTAGAAATGTTAGATGAGAGTGCCTATACTTCTAACCTTATTTATTCTTTCTCTACCGATCAAATATTAACGGGCCTTTTTGCTATAGATGCTCAAAGATTTATTGATGAACGAACAAAATTTCCCAACTTAATTGATGTTAATAATGAATTACAATTTCAAAATTTTTTAGTTTCATCCCAAGTCAAACTTACGACTTATGATTCTGCAAAATTTGGTTATGATTTTGAGGGTGTATCTTCAATCGTTGGTTCAACCATGGTGGATAACCTTAAAGTTCAAAATGCTGATACTTATAAATTTTATAACTTTTCTATTGCTAATCTGAATCCCTATGCAGAATATGAAACAAGATTAATATTATATTTTAAGGATACAACTGTTGAAATCGCACAACAATTATTAACTGATTTGCGAAAAGCAAAGGCAGAAAAAAACAGGCAAGAAGTTCTTGATATTAGTCTAAGATTATTTGGCAACAATATACCGGCAGAATATCAGAGAAGTATTGATAAATTTGAAATAATTTCAAATTTGGACTTTGATTCATTTGTTAATAAGGTTATTACGCTTTTTTCTGACGAAATAAAATCGGCAACAGAAAGAGTTGTATCAAACCAAGATGTGGCTTCTCAATATACAACTCCATATTTTTCTTTATTTAACAGTTATATAAACAATTTTGAACAAAGTTTTGATAAAAAAATAAAAATAAACAGCAATAAGGATAATACTTTTACAAATTTGACAGATGCTAGTTATTTCAAAACGATTTCAGCAAATACAATAGACTTTGGAAACAAAAAATATATTAAAGCTACGGCAAAGTCATTTGAAAAAATTAAAAATTTATTAGCAATCCCATCATTTTCTATCAATTCGATCAAGGGGGAGACTGTAAACCAGGTTGGCTTAGTGAACCAGGCTGAGTGTGGAAATACTGACCAACGCGCAGACACAAAGATTAATTTTGAACAATCAGAGCAGACCCTTTCTTTAATAACGACGGCAGAAAGAGATGTTAAGATATTTTATTTGGAAAATTTAGGCGGTACTGTGTCTGCTCTTAATTTTAAAGAAGTGGATCAAAAAACCTTAGACCTTTTAGAATCGGGCGAAAAAATATTGGCGCGACTTGATAATTATGAAGAGTTTTACGATTCATATTTTTATATTGAAGGAAGTAGTGTGGAATAATGACAATTGATATAAAAAACGCAACAAAAGCTCTTTATGGGACTGAATCAATTGGCGAAAGCTCAGATTCGGTTGCTAAAGAACAACAAGCAAAACAGCAAGCACTTGTCGATTCAATAGAACTAAAGTCTTCAGAAGCACCTGCCCCAGAAGCAATCATTCCAGAACCGCCAGGAATAATAA